GGTTGTATAATAAGTTTTCGGGTAACGATGAATAATAACCTCACGGACGCCCAGATAGATAGTCATCTATCAGACCTAGCAAAGTCTAAACCGTTAGACGACTATTGTACTAATTGTGGAGACTGTTGTAGCCCCAGTGTTACGGTAAAAAGTGTGTCTCACTCGCCGTTTAAAATACTTGTCACAGACTTAAAGTGTAAGTTTAATAAGTCTGTAGACGGAGAGAGTAACTGTACTGTTTACGGGGAAAGATTCCAGAAAGCGGCGTGGTGTTTAGACTTGAAAGGGATGATACAAGAGGGGGCTGCTCCTGGGGACTGCCCTTATGTTGAGACGTTAAAGGGGTATGCTCCGACGCACAAGTTAGCATCCCTTCAGTACGGAGCAGTATTGCCTTTATTAAAAAAAGCTATATCTTCTGCGGACACCGACCCGTTTGAGCATGACGATATTAAGAAGTTTTTGGGTGATTGATATGAACGAGACTTTAAATTTTAACTTCTGGGTACCAATTAGTAAGTCAAAGGACTCTAAAGATGGTACGGCGCGTATTATTGAGGGAATTGCATCTACTCCAGATCTTGATCTTCAGAATGAACGAGTAAACCAGAGCGGTATCAATTTTGATTACTTCCTTAAGCATGGGTATTTCAATTGGGACCATAAGCCTGGAGCAGAGAATAAGATCGGTGAGCCTTGGGAAGTGAAGGTTACTCCTCGCGGTCTTTACGTTAAGGGGATTATTTATAAGGGTAAGAAAGCCGCAGATGCCGTCTGGGAACACATTAAGGCGCTCGGATCTACCCCGGAGTCTAACCGAAAAGTAGGCTTTTCCTTACAGGGGAAGACTGTAAGGCGTAATGGTAACTCTATTCTTAAGTGTTGGATCCAAGACATTGCCATCACCACAGCGCCAATTAACTACAATACCTATTTAGATATTGTTAAGGCGTTTGATCAGTATACTTGGGAAGATCCAGAAATGGCTAAAACTGTTTCGGCAGGATACGCTACGAGCAATCAAACTGGGGGGTCAGCGCTACGGCAAGAATCCCTAGATAAGGGCCCACACGATTTACTTTATAAGGAAGATAAAGAAAAAATTAAAAAAGGTGCAAAATATACTGAGAAAAGTCTTGCAAATCTGATACAACGTCAATTAGGTTACTCAAGAGGAACCTCTGAAAAGCTCTCAGATGTGATTTTCCGATTGTCAGCAGCCAGGAGAACAACATAATGGCCGACCAAATTACTAAGCTTCAACCGGGGAATCACCAGCCGATGGGCGTTGATTGGGCCGGTACTGATGTAGAGAAAGAAGACGACGAGCGCGACAATGTGCCTGACGGCACGGACTACAAGCCCGTGAAAAAAAGTCTTCGGTTATATAAGTCTCTCATTCAGGACGAGTCGCTCTTGAAGGCGATCGATGACGAGGATGAGAAAGAGGCGAAGAAACATGAAGAGGGTGCGATTAAAGATGATGAAGATCACATCGCTTCCTTAGAAGAGGATAAGGACGAAGACGAGAAGTTGCTTGCTTCTATGAAGAAGTCCTTTTTCGAGTATGTTCAGAACGATCCGGTTCTCATGGCCGGGATTGATAGTTCTCCCTTCTTATATGAAATGGTTAAATCAATCGGGTACTCGTTCCTTAATCTTGAGGACCGATTGGGTTCCCAAATCTTCTTAATGGACCACCACCACACGCAGTTCGCTAAGAGTGTTGACGGTTCTTTTAACTCAATCAGTAAGAGTCTCGGCTTTATTAACGGTACTGCCGGTGACATCGATGCTGCGAGCCATTCCGCCACGGGGCAGAATGTACAATACCTTGAGAAAGGTGGCTTTGGCGGTGGGGGTGAGCCCCTTACTAAGCCTCAAGTTCTTGGCGCTCTGATGAAGGGTGTCGAGGCCGGAGTCGTTTCCCCTCTTGATGTTGTCAAGTTTGAAACTACTGGTGCGGTTTCTCCGCAAATCCAGAAAAGCCTGGGACTGTAAGGAGAGACTCATGTCTGAGACGTTATACGAATCTGAGATTCTCAAATCGCTGGAAGCGTTGGATAATATTCTTACTAAGTCGCAATACGGCGCTGGTAAGAAGTGGCCTGCTGACCAGCCCAAGGACTGGGCCGGTACTAAGGGTGAGAAAGAAGACGACGAGCGCGATAATGTGCCTGACGGTACGGACTACAAGGCCATTAAGAAAGCGCAGGGCTATGACGCCCGCGAAGATGAGTCGTTAGGGATGCGAGATGGCGCTGACGACAAGAAAAAGCAGGATGACAAAGACCGCCGCGATGAAATGCGGGCCATGGAGTCGGATGACGAAGTGGATAAGGGTTACGGGCACAAGATGTCCAAGGGCGTTGAGGTGAGTGAGTTCCTTAACGCGCTGACCAAGTCGATCGCAGTCTACTGTGCGGACTTGGAGGACTTTGTTATTAAGTCAATTAGTCAGGTTCACGAGGAAAACGGAGCGATGTCGAAGGCTATCGCTGAGAACCTCGTTGTCTTGAATGATATTGTTGTCAAATCACAAGGCAACATTGCTGAATACGCTGAGGGCCCCGCTCGGGGTCCAAAGAGTATGCTCGATATGAGCAAATCGGTTTCGGGACCAGAAGGTCCTGAACTATCGAAGAGTGTCGTCCTTGACGCTCTAATGAAGGGTGTCGAGGCTGGCACGGTTTCTCCGCTTGAGGTTATCAAAGCGGAGCAATACGGTGTTCAGGCTGTTAACCAAGATGTCGTCAAAAGCCTTTTAGCTTAAGATTTTTAGGAGAAATCAAACAATGGTACCTCAAATTAGCTTAAAGGACTACGACGGGCTGAACGGGTTTGGAACATCGACTATGGGCGATGTTAACGAACTCTCTAAGGCACTTAGCGCAGGCTATCAGGTCTCCAACCAAACTGGTGGATCTGCTCTTCGCGTTGAGAGCCTTGAGGCCAGCCTGAAAGTGGTCACGTTTACCAACAAGCACATCAAGCTCTGGAAGAAGATTCCAAAGAGCGCCGCCTACTCAACCGTTGAGGAATACAACGTTTTGAGTGCGTATGGCTCGCAAGGCTTCGGCTTTACGCGAGAAGGTGAGCTTCCTCAGTCTCAGGACAGTACTTTCACGCGCCAGACCGCGCTAGTGAAGTTCATGGGCACGACTCGTGCCGTGACTCACCCAGCTACGTTGGTCAATCCCGCGCACGGTGATGTCATCGCTCTGGAGAACCAGAACGGTATCCTGTGGCTTCTGGAGCGCGTCGAGGACTCGCTTTTCCACGGTAACTCCGCTCTCGCCTTTGACGGTGAAGCTGAGCAGTGGGACGGCTTGGACACGATGATCGCCAACGCCAACGTCGTTGACCTCGAAGGCCAGCCCCTCCAAGAGGCTGACATCGAGGAGGCGTCTAACTTGGTCATCGAGAACTACGGTTACCCCACGGACATGTTCCTTGGTACCCGTGCGATGAGCGACCTCGTCAAGACCTTCTACCCTCGCGAGCGTGTGCAGATGCCTGCTCCCTCGGAGGGCAAGGTTGGTCTTAGCGTGACCTCGATGGCTACCCAAGCTGGTACCATTGAGTTCAACCCGGACGTCTTCATCCGTGCGGGTAAGACCCCCCCGGCTGCTGCTACGAGCGCCAATGCTCCTGCAACTCCTGCGGCTGGCGCGATTACTACTCCTGCTGCTCTTACGACTGGTTCTTGGGCTAAGTCGGTGGGCGCTGGTGCGGTTCGCGTTGCTTACGCAGTTACCGCGTGTAACCGCTTCGGTGAGTCGGCTCCGGTTCTGTCGGCGGCTGGCGGTATTAATGCCGTACAAGCTGCTGCGGGTAACGAGATCGTAATTACGGCTGATAACGCTGCTGTGGTTGGTGCTAACCCCACGGAGTATCTCATTGTTTACCGCTCGCGTCCTCTGGCTGCTGCGGCTGGCGCTCCCACGGACCTTAGCGCGTACAGCGAGATTGCTCGTATCCCCGTTGCAAGTCAGGCTGCGGGCGGCCAGACCGCGTTCAATGACATTAACGCCATCATGCCTTTCACGGAGACTGCTTACTTGGGCGAGCTTACCCCTTCGGTGCTCACCTTCCGTCAGCTTGCTCCTCTGATGCGTATGGACCTCGCGGTTCTCGCACCGGCTTACCGCTGGATGATCATGATGTACGGTACGCCCATCCTCTTCGCTCCGCGCAAGTGGGTACGGCTGACCAACATTGGACGCCTTAGCTAGTGTCCTTTAGAGGGACCGAACCTGAAGATATAAGGCGGTCCTGGGAACAACAACCCAGGGCCGCCCTTCAGGTCCCCCTCTACCAAACATTCCTTCCTCCTCTTGAAGAAGCTCAGGAAGAGGAAACCTCAGAAAAGATTATTATCCTGGAGATGTAAAAATGGCGTTAGTAAGAAAAGAAGGTGTGACCTACGAGGTCGCTGATAAGCCAGCTACTCCAAAACCCGCTGAAAAAAAAGCTGCGTCTTCAGGTTCGTCTAAGAAACCTTCTGAAAAGAAGGATGCACCTTCTGCCGACAAAAAGTCTAAGTAATAGGAGATTGGAAAATGGCTTGTCAGTCAAAAACATTTATTAACGATTTAGGCTCGGACGTAGTCGCAGAGATTACTAACCAGCTTAATACCGCTACCGCTTATACGCAGTGGACTGGGGCACCAGTAACATTGTCTAATGCTGGTGCTGACCAAAATATGGTTATTGCGTATTTTGGTGAGGATGTCTTCATTGAAGATGTTGTTATCTCTTTGAGTGCCGCTGGCGGCAACGCCGATAACGCCGCTAGTGTTTTTAGTTTGGCTGTGGGGACCGCTCCAGCGGGGACGGGCGGTGTTGTTGCCGTTTCTGGTACAGGGTTTGGCGGCACAGCCCTATCTAATGACCAGTTCGCTAGTTTCAAAGACGATGTTCTTTTTGCTGCTACTACGGATGTTGGCGTTTTCCCGTTTGCTATTGATGCCGGTAATTCTCTTGCGTTACGCATTAACCTAGCGGTTGGCGATGGTATGAATAATACGGTCGTTAATAACGTAGTTATTTCTTACCGTCCCGTTAAGGACAAGCTCACGTTGAGTCCTGCGGTTCCTGCTAAGGCATTTAGTTCGATCAACAGATAGTCCTCTAGTACATAGATAACTACTTTAAAACCCCATTGTATTCCGTCATCCCCCTAACAGAATACAATGGGGTTTTTTATATAATATTAGCGACTTAAAATTAAAAAAACAACTTGCAGATGATGGTTTTGGGTCGTAAATTTCTGATATCCGCGAGGGGGGTAAGTTATCTCCACGGGGGGATAAATTTTAATTTTTAGCTTTAGGGAGATAATCAAAAATGGGTTTTTCAGACAGAAATAGTATGGCAGGAAGGCTATCAAGCATTTCCTTCCCGGACGCACTAAAGCGGGGGTCTAGTGACTCTGCTACACAATTTACAATTCAAATTACTGATTCTAACGGATCGCCTAACGATCCTGATAGCGCACAGCTTTATGTTCGCGTAACAAATGCAGCAGGTGTCGCCCAAGACGGCCTTCTGTACACCGACTCTGGACTATCTAGTGCAGTGGGCGCTAGTAGTAACGCTACCTACAATAATGGTAGTAGTGCTTTCTGGAAAGCAGCTAGTTCTTCTAGCGGCGCTGTAACTCTCTTCCACAAGACAGGTACCGCCTCTAACTTAGAAGGTATCTACCACCTTGAGTATGCTTGGTTTGAGAACGATGAGGCTGTTAGTGGCTCTCACATGTTCCGCATTGTCGACCTTGCTGATCTTGACGACGTTAATGTTAATGTCGGTAGTGATTCGGATAGTTCCAGCGCAAGCGGTTCGGTCCACGCTAAAATTAAAGATGTTAAGGCTGCTGTAGCTGGACTTAACGACCCCACGGCAGCAGCTAATGCTGACGCTGTGTGGGACGAGGCTATTTCTGGCCACAGCGGTTCGGGGTCTACTGGCGCTGCTTTGGCGGACATCCTTGCCGACACCGCTGCCATGCAGCCTATTGTCGCTGCACTTCCGGATAGTGGTGCCCTTACTAGCCTAGCTACCGCTGCCGCTCTTACTGCTGTTGATACTGTAGTCGATGCCGTTCTGGTAGACACCGGAACTACACTACCTGCAACGCTTGGTAGCCCTTCTGTCAGCGTGTCGGCTGACATTGCAGCTAACTTAACCGCAATTAATGCTCTTAACGACCCTTCTGCTGCTGGAAATGCCGACGCTGTTTGGGATGAGGCACTTAGTGGTCACACGGGCTCAGGTTCAGCAGGCAAAGCCCTTGCAGATATCTTAGTTGATACTGCTGCTATGCAACCTATTGTTGCTGCACTCCCTGACAGTGGTGCGCTTACTAGCTTAGCTACCGCTGCCGCTCTTGCTCTTGTAGACGGCAATGTCGATGACATTGAAGCTGCTGTTGGTGCTCTTGGAGATGCTGCTTCAACAGATTACGCTACTAGCCGCACCGCAATGGCAATGATTCGACAGTTAGGAGCAGATATTAATGCTCTTAATGATCCTTCTGCTGCTGGAAATGCCGACGCTGCTTGGGATGAGGCACTTAGCGGCCACACCGGATCAGGCTCAGCAGGTAAGGCTCTTGCAGATATCTTAGTTGATACCGCTGCTATGCAGCCTATCGTTAATGCACTTCCTGATAGCGGTGCTCTTACTAGCTTAGCTACCGCTGCCGCTCTTACTACTGTTGATACTGTAGTCGATGGTATTCAGACTGACCTGAGCAACACTACTGATGGTCTTGGTGCTCTTAAGACTCTTATCGACAACGTTCAAACGGCTGTTAACGCTGTTCAGAACAATACTCGATTTGTTGCTGCTATTCCTGGAAAGCTTAACCGTCCTTCTTCTGGATCTGAGGCTGTTGCTGTTGCGTGCTACCTCTACGATGAGGCCGGTAACATGGAAGACCCGGACAGCAACGGGCTCTTTGTTAAGATCGCCCAGATGGACGGTACGGCTATTGCTAGCCGCTACTTCAGCGACTCAGGACTCTCGTCTGCTATCTCGGCGTCTGGTTCGGGAACCTTTAGTGGGTACTACCCACTTACCAGGATTGCCGCAGGTAAGTATGCGTTCTTCTACAAGAATGATACCGGCCACGATGAGGAAAACCTCGCTATTGAGTTTGGTTGGGAAGAGGGATCGACCGCCCGTTACCAGGGTCGTGCGATGCAGATCAGCGATGCTGCTGACCTTGATACCATCAAGTCTACGGCTGATTCTATCTTAGTCGATACTGCTACGCTTGGCGCTCCTGCTTTAGCAAGCCATGCCGCAGACAACGCAGCTATTAAGTCGGTTGTTGATGATGTTTTGGTGGATACGGGAACTACGCTCCCAGCTACTCTCAGCAGCATGTCTACTGCTATTACTACCGTCGATACGGTTGTAGATTCTATTTTAGTAGACACTGGAACTACGCTTCCAGCTACTCTTGGTAGCCCTTCTGTCAGCGTGTCGGCTGACATTGCAGCTAACTTAACCGCAATCAACGCCCTTAATGATCCTACTGCCGCTGCTAACGCAGATGCTGTTTGGGATGAGGCGCTTAGTGGTCACACCGGATCGGGATCTGCGGGTAAGACTCTCGCGGACATTCTGGTGGATACCGCTGCCATGCAACCTATCGTCGCTGCACTTCCGGACAGTGGTGCTCTTACTAGTTTAGCCACTGCCGCTGCTCTTGCTCTTGTAGACGGTAACGTCGATGATATCGAAGCTGCTGTCGGTGCTCTTGGGGACACTGCTTCAGCAGATTACGCTACTACGCGCACTGCAATGGCAATGCTCCGCAAGCTAGGTGCTGATGTTACTACCGCAGATGCTGCAATTGACGCAGTGCAGGTCGATATCGGGGACTTTAGTGGTAACACCAATCTTCGGTCGTTACAGACTTTGCTCGGTAGTCGTTTAGAGGCTCAGAACGTCGCGCTTGACAGCCTCTTAATGCTCGGAAGCATGAGCATTTACAAGGTAGCGAGCAACTCGCACTCAGGCGGTAGCGGTACTTTCACTTTGACCACAATCGGTTCTGGGTACCACAGCGTTCCTGCCGTTGACGATTCGTTTGTTGGCGGAAGTTTCTCTGTTTTAGCAGGGTCTAACGTCGGTCGAGTCGTAATGGCCAGTGACTTCGCTGGCGGAAGTGGGCAAGTAAGCTACGGAGGACTCAGCCTTGCTGACGATGACATCATTGCGTTCTTCCCGCCGTCTGGGTACGTCGGAAAGTCCGACGATGCTGCGTCGTCTAGTGCTTCGGATGCTGGTAAGAGCTTGTTTGCTCGACTCCGGTACATCGGAGAGTTGGTTGCTTCCCAAAAAGCTGTCCAACGTAGTACGTTTAAGAAGCACCTTAAGCGTTCGGCTGCGGGTACTTTAGGCAACGATCCTACAGACAATGCAGAGTCGGCGTCTTCCACTACTACTTCGGCCTCGTTTGAAATTCTTGATGTAATCACGATTTCTTTCGACGAGGGGTCGGATGCCTCCATTGAGGACATCTTCGCAGTGTTTAAGTGGAAGCACCAGGGAACCAACGGCGGCAGTGGTGGAGCTATCTCCACTCAGTTCTACCTCTCTGGTGCAGCGTCAGCGCCTTCGGCTGGGTCTGCTCTTAGCGGTGTAGGTGATGCTGTTGCGGTATCTGATGCAATTTCAGGTACTACTTCTGCTTCTACTCAGAGTGTCAGCGGTCTCATCAACCAAAACGCTCTCAACGCACTTTCTAACGGTAAGATTCACGTCTTACTTTGCGGAAAAGCTGCTTCGGCGGGTGACACTTGTACTGGGTGGATTTACCACTCTTCTAGCTTGGAGATTACCTACGAGGTGTAATCTAAGCTATACGTAGTGTAGTTAAACCCCCGTCTATGGAATTTCTGTAGACGGGGGTTTTTATTTTATGTAAATGCAAAATTCTGGTGTAGGGTATTTACATAAAATAAGCCTTCCTCTTTAGGACTGTGCTCTTGTGTAAAGGATCCACTTTTTATGAGATCCGTTGGAATAAGGAAAATTGAAGATGCTTAATGCTGTAAAACCAGTACACATCAATTTGAGTCTAGATTCTGCTGCTGCTGCTGATGCCACTTCAGGAATTTATACTTACGAAGACGTTCCTGATGGCACAGTAGCTTTAAAAGTAACTGTTCCGGGGATGGGTGCTGGCCGCGATACTACGTGGTCAGGCGGTTCTGGTGCTGCTTCTACAGGTAGTAGATCTCCAGGAAGAAAAGCTACTTGGATCTGGCTTCGTAACATGGACGTAGCCCAAGATGTTGCGATTAGTTTTGATAACGGTAACAATTTTACCACTATTAAAAACGCAATTGCTGCTTCAAATAGCTATGATACGTTTTCTGCAAGCCTATCGTTTAGGTATTTTTATATAAAAGCTCTCGGCGGGACACCGCTTGTTGAGTGCATTGTTGGTATTAACCAAACATAGTCGGGAGCTAGAGATGGGATTCTCTGAAAGATCTGGTGGAGCGCGTAGTAACATGAGTGTTGCAAATAAAATTCAAACTTATTGGCCTGTTTTTGTAGCAATTGTTCTAGCAGTTGTTTGGATAACGTCTACGGCTTTGTCTGCGTCGTTGTCTGTAGCTAAAGTTGAGGCTGGAGTAGCTTCTAATAAAGAAGACATCGATAAAGCTGTCGATAAAACAGACGATCACCAAAAAACAATAACGACGGTTAGTGAACGCCTTAGTGCTGTTGAAACCGAAGTAAAACACATACGTGTTCACCAGACTCAAAACCATCAAGATATCAAGTCTGAGTTAAAAATCCTTCGGCAAGATATTAAAAAGATGTCTAAGTAGGGGGCGTCGTGCCAGATCAGGTATTTTCAACAATACAGATTCCAGTAAACCAGTGGCGCTGGTTGCCGGTTACGTGTCTTGGTAAAGATGGAGACGCAAACGCTGGTGACGGTGTTACTGGGGTTATCGCGGATAATCTAGACGTCTCTTTTATTCGCAGTGGTGAGCTTTCAGTTACACAATATGCGCCACCTGATTTTGACGGGGTTGCGTCTAATATAGTGGGCAATTTTGCTGCTGGCGTAACAACTATTAAGTTGGTAAATACTAGCAATTTCCCACCTGAAAACGGAAAAATTGTAATAAATCCTTCAGTTCCGGCGTCAAAAGAAACGCTCGAATATTCTTATAACAATGTTACTACTGGGGAATTGTACCTTAAATCCCCAACGGCTAATCCTCACAGCGCGACTGAAACCGTAGAGAGAGTTGATTGGGTAGAGGTTAACTCTACTGTTGCTCCAGGAAGTTATTTACTTCTTCTCCCCCCGTCGATTCTAAATAAAGAAGATATATTTACTTATATAGTAACTAATATTAGTGGGGGCGGAGGTACTTTTGAGCCGTACTTTAACACAATTGATATTGTGGGAAGTACTGACCCAGTTACGTTTACTCCGCCGTCGGTCCAAACCTGCAAGCTGTACGGGTTTGTATTAGATTTAGCAGGAAAACCCGTAATTAACTCGTCTCTAAGCGCTAGGCTTTTAAGTGTCCCGGCGATGCTAAATAATGCTGCGTTTGAGGATACTGTAGTTACTGCTAAAACTGACGCTAACGGCTATTTTGAAATTAGCGTTGTTCAAAAAACTACAGTTCAAGTTGTTATCCCCGATATTGGGTATAGTAGAACGATTACTGTTCCTGTTACTACTTTAGCCAAGCTATTTGAGTTGTCCTAATGGCCATAGACACGATCACATCGCTTGCTGTCAACAAAGACGAGTACAGCAAGTTTGAAGAAGATAACGCTATTATCGAAGCTGTTACGTTTTGTACGGGCACTGTCAGTGCTACTGCGGCAGAAAATACACTGCGATTTGAGATTCGTAAGGCGCGAAGAACTAGAGACGTAGTCGTCTATACGTATGACTTGAATGTTGCTACGTATTTTAGTTTAGCCATAGGCGTTGCTTTTGATCCCAATACTCCTATTTACGCCAACTTAGATACTCGACTAGCTATCTCTTCTCCTGATCTCATTAGCCTTATTCGCCGGGGAAAGTATTACGTAAAGGTTTACAGAAGTGACGAAGTCTCTCCTTTGCCAGCAGCAAGAGACCAGGATTCTGACGACTTCTGGATTAATCCGATTACTGTAGACCGGATGAAGCGAGACTGGTGCTTTGGTATCGATTTCCAAGCGTCAGATTTGAGAACTTGGAAGTTTCACCCGCGCCAAATTACCGGCGTTTCTATGAAAGAGGTAAGTAGGAACCATAAGCTGTCCTTCTTTCCGTTAAACTTTTACGTAAACCCATCTGGTGACAAGTACTTGTCGTGGGACAATGGAGAATTAGTACCCATTCTCCCGGCGTATAAAGAGTACATGCTCCCTGCTGGCGGTCCTGGTGCTGAGTACATTACTGTTAAGGTGGATCATAACCGTCTTCTATCTGAGTCCAAACAGGAAATGCTTTTTATTGAAGAGGCTACTCTTACGGATACTACGATTAGGAGATATATCTCTGATTCGTTAGATCATGTAGAAAATACACTTTTACAGGTTTATTTAGAGCCTACTCAGATCGTAACGGACATAGACCCGTCTAAGATTAGTTACACCGGAAACGCAGGGGCCATAGTCATCAATGATGACTATGACTTCATTAAGAACCCCATTACGTTTTACCCCCGTGTCCCAGGACAGTGGATCGATATCCAGTTTCCTTACCCAAGTCTCCTTAAGGTGACTCAGCTTTATGGGGCCGTAGCTAACACTCGGGTAGTAAGCATCAATAATGAGTGGATCGAGATCGCAGAACAGAGCGGCTACACACAATTAGTGCCGTTTAATACAGAGATTGCGTTCGATTTTATTGGCCTTGTGTGGGTAGAGTCCTTACGAAGTGCTACTCCGATTCCTAACTTCTGGCACTACAATCTCACGTCGGGCCTTAGAGACTGTCCTGGCGATGTTTTAGAGCTTGTGGGTAAGCACGCTGCTATTCCCATCCTCACCGCTGCTGGTGCGGCGTTTAGAGGTGGGTACTCTAGCCAGTCTATTTCAAGGGATGGCATCTCCGAGAGCGTTTCTTATACTTCGTCCGCTATTTACGGCATCTATAGTGCTAGTATTGAGGATTACCGGAATTGGATTCGTGAGTATCTGCCCGCAATGAAGAACCGGTACCGTGGACCTCAAATGATTGTGATGTAATGTCCGATAAGAAGAATATTGCCCGAAGATTAAACTTGCAGACCGGTTTGGGAGTGAACTGGTCTGATAATTTTCGTATGCAAGACGGTCTTATCGCTAATCGCGGTCAGGTAATAATCCATGAACTAGGAGTGCAATGTACGTGTAACACTGCTGGTGGTACGTATGAGCCTGTGTCGGGCGCAGCTAGCGGTCTTGGTTGTGGTAAGTGTGAGAATGGCATCTTGTACCGGAGACCTCGCCAGATAATGGGTTTAATTTCTGGCATCTCGTCTAACAAACAATTGATGGAGACTGGGTTTGTTAATCCTGGAGATTGCGTCCTTTCTGTATCGCCTAACTTATCTCACCCCCCTTCTGATTTTGATAAGATTACGTTTACGTGGGATGAGAACGTAAGCGGCGGCCAAGTCATAATTCGGGGGGAAGCTTTAGACCGGAATAAAGAGTTAGCTCCTAATGAGGATCTCCTTTATTATCAGGCGTCTAGTGCCATTTATTGCGAGGATGAGGACGGTAAAGAGTACTTTCAGAAGTCTGATTTCTCTTTTGAGGGTAAAAAGATAGTCTGGCACAACCCCCCTGCGGATAGAAAAAGATACACAATAAAATATAAAGCTTATTTAGAGTGGTTGATATATGATTCTCCTATGACCAGAAGAGACCAAGATAGAGATTTAGGGTATCGGATTATTCTTCGTAAGAAGCATATGGTTAATAATCGAGATCCGATTAGCGAAAAGCCGATGGATAAGGCATTGTTTAGATCTAGAGTGAAGGCGTAATGGCGACAATCATCATAAATCAGTTTAGTCGTAAGGAGATCCGCAACTATGTTGTTGTGGATAAGCAGTCTTTTTCTGAAGAGGCTGAGTCGCGACTGCTGGCGATGGGTGCTGCTGCGTTACTCTATTGGATCGACCTAGCTAAGGGTAAATTTAGCGCCAACACCTCCGCTCGGTACATAGAGAGCCTATATCTTGATACTGGAAATCCACGACGAATGGTCTTGGGTGTACTCCCCGACACGTTAGCGTCCCTTTTAGAAGGTGGCCAAGCAGAACATAATCTTAATCCTTTCTTTTTAGAAAAGTTTAAAATTACAAAAGGCAGATTTAACAAAGACGGGTCTCTGGCGAGTAACGGTCGCGGTGGATTACGGGAGCCCGGTAAAAAATACAGAGTTATCCCGGTAGGGAAGACAGGTACTTACGAAAGTACTAGAACCCCGCCCAACTTAAACCAAGATGGTATCGGAAAGATTTTAGAGCAGCATACGCCCAGAACTGCTCGGTTCATGATTGCGTCTAGGGTTAATAAGTTCAACCGCACCAATGCCGCAACGCATACGTACACTCCTAGTGGGTTTTTTACGCAGAGTGCGGATCCTCAATTTAGAACAATCACCCCAGATAAAATTTGGAAACACCCTGGTATCCGCGCTGCGTTACTGGCTAACCAAGTGGGTGTTTGGGCACAAAGTCAAAGAGACCGGTTTGCCGCCCCGTTGTTGGGTGGTGACACGGGGATTGTTATGCCGGGGGGGTCGGTCTTTTGAGCATCATCCCCGAAATAATCATCCAAAAGATCTTAGTAGATGGCGTTCGGAACATAAGGAACACCTCGTGGAAGTCAGACCAACTTTTTAAGTCTATTCCTCAGAACTTTGCTCAAGAGTTTTATGAGTTACTTACTAAGACTCCAATTGATGTAACAATCAATTACCCCCGCGAGGATAGCCAGTTCCCCTGTATTTGCATTTTGTTGAGGGCCGAGGAGGAAACGCACGTATTCCTTAATGATTTAATGCTCGCGGGGTACGATGCTACTTCTGGACTCATGGGCATGGGGGAATTCTTCTTCTCAGAGGGGGAGTCTTCCACCAAAGACTCTTATGAAGCTGGGGGCATAGTCGGGGACCCACGCAAGCTCTTTGACGAGAAAACAAACACTTATAAGGAGGTAAGGGGGTCGGGGCAGTCTTGTAGTTACCTGTTACAGATAATGACAGATAACCAGAACTTCACCATCTTCTTATACCACTTAGTCAGATATATAATACTGTCCAGTATCCACACGTTGGAAGATAACGGTATTCATGAGTTAAAACTCAGTGGTACTGATTTTTTACCACAAGCTGCACAACAGCCCAATTTCGTGTTTATGCGCGGCATAAACATGAGCTTTATGTACTTCGCAGATCACTTCTTGGTCGAGGGGGATTCTGCACTAGAGGCGATTGCAAAAGCGTTTGTCATTGACATGGGTGATAGCCGGAAAGAAGGGTTTAGTACTTTAGCAGAAGTACAAAAGCTTAATGTAACGTCTATTAGTCCAGTAACTATGGCTAACGGAACAAGTGTGGCGTGGACGTACTTTGCTGACGCCAGTGTTAATACGTCTGGGATATCCGTAGACGGTATCAATTTCCAAACTGGTGTGGTCATTGAGTTTATAAAAAGTAATCCTGCTGTACCAGAGGGATCTCCTTTCGGAATACTTGGAGCAGACTCCTACTTCACAGTCACTAATAAGAGGTTCATAAACGCAGAAACTGTAACTGCGTGGGACACTGGAGCAGCCGGAACAGAAGCCTCCACAAATATAAAGTTTGCAGGAAGTGCGGCTGTCCCCTCTGATCTTTCAGAAGGTATGTTTTTACAAGTAGTCGGTCCTTCTACCCACTCTGCGTATAGAGAACAAAGAAGAATTATTAGTTTTACAAGTGGTGCTGGTGGGACTATAACAGTTGCAAATAAATTCTCTGGAAGTTTAAATGGGGCTGTTATAAAAGTGGTAAAAGAAAGCAGTACACTGCTTTTCGATCTAGCGGTATCTTCCGACACTCCAACTGGGGCGTGGGATGTTAAGTTTACTAACCCAGATTTAATATCGTTTACCCTAACTAATTCATTTACTGTTACGTAAGTAACGTACTATGGTTGTTCCAGAGATCACGGTGGACTCACATGGCTACTAAAAAACCCTCAAAATCAGCCGCGCTGAAGGAGAAAAAATCTCCTGTAGCCGCTGCACCAGCGCCTAACTTCAAAGCAGACCCGATCATGGGCGCAAAAAAGTATTTGATGAGTACGGGGGCCCGCGCAGATCATATAGAATCTCTTGTAGTCTGGGCACAAGGCAAAGGTTTAACAGTGGCTACTTTTTCTCAATGGAAAGAGTTGTTCAGCAAGTTTTAGGAGAGCGTAAGTGGCAAAATTCATTACATTTAACGGAGTCACTCTCGTTCATCCGGGCGGTCTTACCAAGATTGACGCCGATGGGATGGCACAGGTTGGCGCGGGCGTTAGTGGTGTAGTCGGTGTCATTGGTGAGGCTGATTATGGACAACCTTACGACCCGGAGACCGCTGCAACTGACGGCGTCGAGCCAAAAGTTTACCAGTTTACAGACCCGCAATCGATGTCTGACACGTTTAAGTCAGGACCTCTTGCTGACGCTGTAGACTTTCTCTTTAACCCCTCGAACGACACGCGAATCCCCGGTGGAGTGCAGCGCGTTATTGCCCTCAAGAGCAATCTAGATACGCAATCTAGTGAGACTGCCGGAGATATTAGCGGCGGTAATGTTGCTTGTACGTTTAGTTCTGTTGGTTACGGAAATAAGACAAACCAGTTGTCGCTTTCGACATCCGTTAATGGGGCTAACGGCAATACGATTGACCTGTCGATTACGGACGGCAGTACCTCCGTTACGGAGACATTTACCCAGATCTGTGGTGACCAACTTCTTGACGTTCAGTATGCACCTTCAGAGTCTGCCATTGTAGCAACAGAAACTACAGATGCTGCTGGCGCAGGTACTGGACTTACTGTGGCTTGGGCGGCTATTCCCGGCACGATTACCGCAAACAACGAAGGCAACTACATTGAAATTGTGGCGTCTCCGACCGCAGCCTTAATCGGTCAGGTTAGGAGAATAGCTAATGGCGGCTACAACACTCCGGCAAACAACATAACCGTCGAAAATGCTTTTATGGCGGCTGATGGTACCACGCCTACATTGGTTCCTAGTGGAACCCAGATTAGGGTTATTAGGGCGGCCATTGGTCCGTTTATCGTAGAGTCTTATGACGCTGCGACTAAGCAGATCACTACGGAAGGTAGAAATGATGTTACCGCGTGGCCTGCTGCCGCAGGGTTTACGCTAGGGTCTCCGACGTTTCAGGTTTCAGGAGCAACACCGTTAAGTCGATACGGGGACCCCGAAAACGGCCCTTGCTATGTTCACATCATCTCTGGCGCAGGCGCTGGCCAAATCCGGCGTATTGTAGACGGAACAGGTGTGGCGGTTGCTGGCACGGGTAATACGATTGAGGTTACCGAGGCGTTTGGCTCTGCTCCCGCTGTAGGTTCTAAATTCGTATTTATTAATGCTGTGCCTAAGAACAATGCCGGTAGTATCTCTGTTGCCAATGCTGCTCCTACGATTACGGGCGGTGCGGGTACAGGCGAGGGTGCCTTTGGTCTTATCAACGGTACAGCCAGTGCTGGTGTCGCGACGAAACTTGAGTTGTACTTGCGCCCTGGTTGGGGAGAACCAACCACGAGCGGTACTACCACTGTAGACGTAGGCACTGCCGGCAACGCGGGTAACATTCTCAAGCAGTGGGAGATTGCACTCCACCCAAACCTCAATGTAAATGCTCTAGTTAATGGAATTAACATGGGCACTGCAACGTCTGATGCCGCAGGTGCTACTAACGGTATGCAGGCAAATGTTGGTGTAGTGACGGGACAGTGGAAGGCAAAAGTTGGGCCGGGTCGAAACGGTAGCTTGTCGTCTCAGCGATTTGATTTCTTCGGAGATGACCTTTCTAACGGACCACAGACGGGGGCCGATGGAGCAACTGCGAGTGGTGTGGACTGTCTCTGTGACTTTGCTAGTTCAAACCCTGCGGACAATGGTACTTACGACGCTAATCCGAATAAGTATCACCGTTTCACAGATAATCTGATGTTGTTCATTGATACGATCAACACTCAAAGCGCCCTGATTACAGCTAAGAGAGCTACTGCGGCGTCCACAGCCCCTCTCGCGGGCACGGACTTCGGTGATGGTCTTCCCGCGTTTGGCACGTATAGCCTAACCGGTGCCGTATCTAACACAACTTCGGCTTCTAGCCTCCAGGCGTGTTTTGATGAATTAATCAAACACCGGCACAATACTTGTGTGCCACTGTGGAGCGCAGACACGGTCGATTTTACTATCGAGTACGTCCACTCTTTGCTTCAAACAAACACGAAGCGTGGATCAGGCGTTTACAAGAATGAGATTGACGGTATTGCGTCGTACAGGCCCCCAACTGGTGGCCCAGTTGGTACAGCACTTACTAGCATTAAGAACTACGCTACTACGTTGAATAGTCGAAACGTCGCCCTAGTCTTCCAAGACGTCAAGCGTCCCGGGCTAAACGGCAAGGTTAATCAATACGCACCTCACATGTTGGCGTGTGCGATAGCGGGTATGCAAGCCGGGTCTACCGTAGGCACTCCGCTTACCTATAAGCTTGTTAAAGCTAACAGTATCCTGTGTAGAGACACTAAGGTTGACGTCTTAGACCGAACCACCTCAGACGACTTGCTGCTTAGCGGTACGTTGTTTGCTGAGTTTGTAAAAGGCATCGGGTACCGCATCGTGCGAAACCTGAGTACCTACACAGCTACGGATAACTTGGCGTACACTGACCGCCACGTTAACTACGAACTTAACTACATGGCCTACGACCTTCGCACTGCCATTGAAGAGAAATTCATTGGTGTGAAAGCCACTCCTGCTACGATTGGATCTATCAGGAGTGCGGTCATTAGTAAGTTAGAGTACTATAAGGGTAATCTTGAGATTATCGTTGATAGTCAAGACTCCAGTGGAGCTAGATTAAACGCTTATAGGAATCTAAAAATTACCATCTCTGGGGATATCTGTACAATTCGTTTTGAGATTTTCCCGACCGTTGGTATAAACTACATAACCTTCGAGATCTTCGCACAACTCCCCACATTGAGCGCCTAAGTAGGAGAAATTAAACATGGCAACCCTTCCTTCACAAGTTAGAGACAGCATCGTCGCTTTGATGATGCCAACGTCTAATAATCTCTCCCTTATTAGAAAGGGTGATCAGGTTTTTTCTACTGCCGTAGGTGCTCCTGGCGCAGGTGGTAACGCTGCTGGCGGTATGCTTTCTCAGAACTCTGGCGTCTTAGCTAGTGGAGTTTTGAGTGTGGGCGTTACTCAAGCTCCTGCGACAACTGTGCAAGACCTTGTACTTTCCTCCTCTCACGAGGCCGCACAGTTTAGAGCCGGTGACCAAGTCTTCCTGGTAGGTAATGACTTTGCGGGGGCAGTTGCTGCCGGGGCTAACGTCTGTGACGGTCCTCTCACTGTTCTCTCAGCTTCGCCTGTTAACCAGTCTATTAAAGTACAAGGTAGAAATACAGCAGGCACGTCAGATTACGCAGTAGGCTCGGTGGTGCTTCAGGCAATCCCCACAGCGATTAGTACTACGGAGCTCCAACCGGGCGGTTCTGTAGGTGGGGTTTACACCGCCTCGGCCCAGGGTT